CAATTTCAAGGAAACAATAGGCATGGAGACAATCAAACCGATGAACATGAAGGAAATGCGCCAAATTGCGGCAGATAGGGGTATTACGGTGCCGTTTGGGTGCAAAAAGGCTGATTTGTGCAACATGCTACAAGGTGGCGTCGGCTTTGACGAAGCACCAAAAACTCAAGAAGTCGCGCCAAAAAGTGAGCCAAAACTGCAAAAAGTCGTTGCAAATTGGGGGCCGAATGAGATAAACAATGCGGCGAAGCGTTGTTGTGTTCATTGCGGCTCAACAGATACGGAAGTTGTGACGACAATGCGGGCCAATCGGCTGACAACTCGTTACCGCAAATGCTCCGAATGCCTAAAAAGATTCTCAACGCGCGAGATACTTGCTACCGTGTAGCAATTAACGCAAAAAACAGAATAGATAACGCCCTCCCGTTGCCGTACCTTATAGACAACAGGAGGGCTATTTTTTGGCTATACTTACAATCGCGGCACAACTTGAAGAAGTCCAAACGGCAATAACCGCCGTCATGGCCGGTCAGAGCTTTACGCTTGACGGCGTGACGTTTACGCGCGCCAGCTTGTCGGCATTGCAGACACGCGAGCAATACTTGCAGAAGCAATACGCGAAATCAGCGGCAGGCAATCGGCCCTTCATGAAACAAGTAAATTTCACAGGCATGGGCTATAGTTAATGTTTGGTAAGTTATTCGGAAAAGCGCCAAAGAGCGCAACTAAGCTCAACTACCACGCGACCCAAGACAAGGGCCGCCGACAAGCTCCACGCTCTGTCACAAAAAGCGAAGATATAACGCTAAAGCCAAGCGCCCGCAGAAAGCTCGTGGCAACTGCCCGCGACCAATCGCGCAACATGGCGTTGGTTGGCTGGATGCTTCGGCGTCACGTCGATTATGTCAGCAAGTTTGCGCCGCTGGTAAAAACCGGCAACCCTGAGCTGGATAAGTGGCTAGATAGCGCGCTAAAAGAGCATGGCAAGAAGCGCAACTTTGACGTTGCCAAGCGTCATAGCCGCAATAGCATGATGCGCATTTTTGAAGGGCTAAAGACGCTCGACGGTGATGCCGCATTGCTCAAGGTTGACGGCTATAAGGTGCAGGGCATTGAAGGCGACAGAATTGCGCGCCCTAACGACATTCCAAGCGAAGCCTCAAAGCTCGTTGGCGATCACGGGCTTGTTGTTGACGAGATGACTGGCGAGACGCTACAGTACTGCATTTGTAAGCGCGACAATGTTGGCGGCACAATGCTCAACTTTGCCGGATTGGTTGACGCAGAGCAAGTAATCTTCGACGGCTACTTTGGCCGCTGGGACCAAACGCGCGGCATTTCTCCGCTATCCTCATCCATCAACCCGACGGCAGATTTGTACGAGGCTATGGAATGGACGCAACTAAAAATCAAGTTGCACGCGCTCATGGGCATCCAAATCAACCGCGAGACTGCCGGCGACTCTACCGACGCCTTTCCAACCACGGAAACGCTCGACTATGATACCGATTCGGCAAGCGCAACAACCGCCGAAAACCGTTTCGAGTTCAGCCCCAACGGCCTATCAATTTTCGACATGGACCCAGGCGAGTCCGTCAACACTATCGAAAGCGGGACGCCTTCTGAGGAGTTCCAAAACTGGACGGATAAAACAATTCGTCAAATCCTTCTTGCTTTGGATATACCCTATTCAGCATATGCCGGAGACGAGTCCAATTTCAGCGCGCGCATTGCAGATCGCGAAGAATACGAAAAGTCGAGCCAAGAAAAGCGCCAACGCAACTGTGAAGCGCTTGAGGAATTATACGATTGGATTCTGCGCGGTTGGTATGCAGACAACCCGCAATTTCGTCGCTTGGTTGACTCATCCGGCCTATCTATTGACGATGTTGCAAACTCCATCCAATGGACAAGCGCCGGTACGCCTTGGCTCGACAAACTCAAGGAAGTCAACGGCGATGCAGTAGCAATTTACAACGGACTGGAATCTCGACAAGACATTTGCAAGCGTCGAGGCAAAGACTTTTTTGACGTGGTTGACAAACTGGCAGAAGAAGAAGCCTACGCAAAAAACAAGGGCGTCAAGTTGGCAATGGGAAGCCCAGGCCAGCAAACAATTGAACAAGTAGAAGCCGAAACTGACACGGACACCGCACCAATGGAGGGCGGCGAAAATGAATAAAGACTACAACAACATCCCAGCCAATGCCTGCACGTTTGCGGCAGAGTTAAAACTTGGCGACAATGGCAAAGGATCGACAACCGCGCCGGTTCGCATGCTGGCCCGATCCAGCAAGCCTATTGAACACTGGTTTTGGGGCAATGTGGTGCACGACACAAGCGGCTTCAACCTAAACGGAAAGAGCCGCCTATCTATCGACGCAGACCATGACCCAAGCCAAGCAATCGGCTACGCCAACAAGTTCGAGGTTGAGAGCGAAGGGCTATATATGAGTGGCTCGCTTATTAGCCACTTCAAGAAAGATCGTGCCGACAAGATTATGCGCGACATGAAGGCTGGCATCCCATACGAGGCATCCATCAACTTCGGTGGCGACGGAATCAAGATTGAAGAAGTACCGGAAGGCAAAAGCGCAAACGTGAACGGGTACGCATTCGCAGGCCCAGGCGTTATCATCCGCGAGTGGCCTTTGCGCAATGTTGCAATCACGCTTTTAGGCGCAGACGGCAACACCAACTCACAAGTTTTTAGCGATAGTGGCACTGTTGCCGCTACCGTATTAACCCAAAAGCAGGAGGCGGATTCAATGAAACCGACCGACAAAGCAGAAGCGAAGGAAGCCCCGCAAGAGGCCGTTGAACTCGCTCAAGTAGAAGCGGCGGAGGAAGTCGAAACCGCCAACGAAGAAAGTGCGACTGAATTGTCGCAGGCTGTCGAAGAAGAAGTTGCAGAGGTCGCGGTTGCGGCTGTCGAAGCAGTGGAAGCAGAGGCCGAAGAAGTCGAGGAGTTGCAGTTTTCGCAGTCCGATATCGTGAAGATGCATACTGAGTTCGGCGCGGACATTGCCTTTCAGGTGATGACCAACGGCGGCAACTATGACGACGCAAAAGAGCTATTCCACCAAGCCGAACGGGCCGAATTGGAAGCATTGCGCGCAGAAGTTGCCGAGCTAAAAGCCGCGAAGCCAGTCGCTTCGGGCGCATCCCCCATTGCTTTCGCAGACGGCGAAAAGCGCAAACCCAAAATGTCATTTGTGCAGGCCGTTGCGGCTCGCGCACGTGGCGAAGTTTAAGGAGTCATAAAAAATGGCTAGTGCAACAGACACACTCGCAGGTCTACTGCTTCTTGGAGACATGAACAACGCAGATATTGACGTATCTGACTTGCTCGACGACGCTCCAGTAATTCGCGCCTTGGCAGCCGTAACGGCAAGCCACGGCACTACTCACAAGTACAACAAGCGCACTGTCGCCGCTGGTACTGGTTTCCGCGCTATTGGCGCAGGCCAAGACAACGCCGCCGGTTCCATTGAGCAAGTCACCGAAACGCTCAAGCTCCTTGACGCCACGGTTCGCCGCGACCAAGGTGCAGTTCTTGGCGCTCCTGCCGACTACATGGCCGGCGAAGCTCGCTGGGCATTGCGTGCTGCTTTTGCTCAGGCAGAAGGTCAGCTCATTGACGGTACTGGCGACCAAGCCGACGGTTTCAACGGTTTGGCCGATCACCTGTATACTGACGATGTTGGTGATACTATGGTTGTTGATGCTGGCGGTTCCGGTGGTAACAACGTCTGGTTGATTCGCTCAACTCCTGACGATGTTGCTCTTGTTACCAATGGCGAAATCGGTGTTGGCGAGTTGGCTCAAGTTGCCATCTACGACGGTTCCGCATCGTATCCTGGTTGGCAATTGCCGATTCTTTCTTGGTTGGCTTTGCAGGTTGGTAGTGTTCGCACTGTTGCTCGCATCTACAACCTGGACGGTACCAACGGGAATACCTTGACTGACGATATGTTGATTGATGCAATCAGCAAATTCCCCGCCGGTCGCGGCCCAACGCATATCATTGCGAACCGCACAACCGTCAAAGAATTGCAGCAATCACGGACTGCGACGAATCCCACGGGTCAGCCAGCAAGCAACCCCGTGGAGACTGGAGTATTTGGAATCCCACTTATCATGACGGATAACATGGCTACCAGCAACACGCTTGCTACCACGACCACTACCTAATAAGTAGAGGCCGACAATGGCCCGCCGTCACTAAAAACGGCGGCGGGCCTTTTTTTACACTTTCTTTTTTAACCGGACAACACGATGAGCGCAAGCAACAGAAGCCAAAAACAGAATATTGAAAAGCTCCTCGTCAATTATACGGAACGGGTTGCGTTGGGCTTGGAAGAAGGCGCAACAACTTGGAATAAATTTGGCTACAACGAGGACGTTGATACAGGCGCGGACGAGGTTATTGCTGCGTTCGGTGGCGCGTTCAACCAAAAGCTAGCAAACGGCGAAACACTCAGCATAGTGTCAACAAGCTCCGAGGACGCATCGGGCGGCACTGGTGTTCGGCTACTTGTCATATTTGGCGTTGATGACGATTGGAATGAAGTAACAGACGTCGTGGCAATGACCGGCGTGACGCCAGTCACAAGCAACTATGCATTTCGCGGTATCAACAGAATGACAATATACACTAGCGGCACTTCACTGTCGAACGTCGGACTTATTACGGCGACCGCATCATCAAGCGGAAACACAATGGCAACCATGCCGGTCGCGCAAGGCACAACCCAACAATGCATATTTTACGTTCCTGCTGGCAAGACTTTCTTGGCGTCTTGGCAAATTATCTCAGCCACCAAAAGTAGCGGCGGTGGTACTGCAAAGATCGACCTCAGAGGCTTCGTCTATTCTGCCGTTGTTGATTCCCAATTTGAGGTATTTCGCGACGAGATCGACTTGTCATCTGAGACGAGCATCCAGTTGACGCCAGAGGATCCGTTTGTCATAGGCGAGAAGTCGATCTACTGGCTTACGGCTACAACTACGGCAAACAACACAAGCGTTCGCGGCAGGTTCAGCGGCAAGTTGGTGACAAATGCAAGCTGATAGAGCAAGAGAGTTATGCGACTTGAACAAGGCGCTACAATACTCGCGCATTCAGCGCCGCATAGAATCGGCATGCGACAAGCCTAGAAATTGGCTACTATGCGCAACCAACAAAGACACGCGCAACAAGTTGAAAACAGACGGTTTTCGCATTATATTTTTATACAAATTGACACTAGTGAGGTGGTAGGATGAGCGTAGCAAATCAAGTAGATAATCTAGCGGCCATTGCGGCAGGCGATCAAGTAACACGCGCGACAGGTTCGGGCGCAATCAGCACGACAATTACGGTAACGCGACCAAGCAAAATTCTGGGCATCATGCTCCATTTGTCGGCTGCCGGCGCTACTGCCGAGAACTTTCAAGTTGCTATCAATAGCGATGCGGGTTCTGCATATGATACGGTTTTGATTGCGCAGGACATGAATGGACTTGCAGACTATTTTAACAACGGGCCGATTTATTTGGCCGCTGGTGACGACTTGCTTATCACCTATACAAATACCGATGCGCGCACGTTTGGCTTGCAGGTGGTATGGGGAGATGCATAATGTCGATTTACCTTGACGGAGCCTTGCAGGGCGGTGGAGGCATAGCAACCATTGCAGACGTAACTGTTAGCGGTGGCGCGGTGACTACTTTGAGCACTGGGGCCATTTCGCTTGATAATAATAAATGGTACAATATATATGCCCCAGTTTTCGGCGCAGGCTCAGTTACTAAAATAAGCCTGTATGTCAACGGTGACGCAACAGACTCAAACTACGCTAACACTTATAGCGGTTGGGAGTTTGGCACAAACTTAGATTATTCCGACAATGACCTATTCGCACCATACACGTCCATTGCCTCAGGGCAGGGCGGCTACATTGTGGGTAAGATTATGT